ATGATTCACTAGTAAAACCATTGATAATCTTATTTATCTCTAACAGTCCTTCCAGAAGGATTTGTATCAATGACTTTTGTATTACAATATTATTTTAAATGTTTGTTGGTCTATATATCGTTTATTCTGTTCTTTTTTTCATATAATGATTCTTTTTTAAATATTTGTTATAGCTTTGCTATGACAATTAATAATGTTTTTTCATTTATTAATTTTTGAATGCCGTGAGGTATTTTAATTAATAAAAAGATTTGTGTATGGAATTGGGCAGGATTGGCGAATCCTGCCTTTTTGATACCGTACGTCAACTACATAATAATTTGGGCAAAACAAAATTTATATATAACTTTGTAGCATCTATATTGAATTAAACATTATTCTAAATCACTAAAAGAGTTTGCTGATAAAAATGTCTAGATGCTATCGTTCGTGATGAATAATGGCATCTTTTTTACAAATGTTTTTTTCACAGACCATTTTTTTATAGATATTATACATCTTTACTTGCGAAAGTGGGGGTGTATTTTTTATTGGCTAAATTTTGCAGCTTGGAACAGAGGATGCATCTTTGCGGAAAAATGGATAAAATCAGATACCGTCTTGTATATAACCGCCAGAACACACTTAACAGGCAGGGCACGGCTCTTGTACAGGTTGAAGCCTATTTGAACCAAAGGAAAATCTACTTGAAGACAAACGTGTACCTCAAACCGGAGTGCTGGAGCCGTGAGGGGGCACAAGTCATTAACCATCCCCAGTCTAACGAACTCAACACAATGCTCTATGAATACATCCTGTATCTGCAAGGCATAGAGTTGGGGTATTGGAAGCGCGGAATACCTGCCACACTCTCACTACTGAAGGATGCTGTCAAGAAGAAAAGTGCCGTGAATATCAGCTTCTCCACTTTCGCCAAATCAGCCATTGACAATTCGGACAAGAAGCAGTCCACCAAGGACAACCTGCACTCGACACTGGCGGTCCTGCATGATTTCCGTTCCGGATTGGACTTCAAGGATCTTACCTATACATTCCTTCGTGATTTTGAGCAATACTTGAGAGAAAAGGGCAATGCGGTCAATACGATAGCCAAGCACATGAGACAGCTCCGTACCTTGGTCAATGAGGCAATCAACCAGGGATATATGCACGCCGACGCTTATCCGTTCAGAAAGTACAAAATCAAACAGGAGAAAGGCAGACATGAGTTTCTTACCCCGGACGAGCTGAAGAAGCTGGAAACGGTCGAAGTGGAAGAGAAGTCCATGCGCCATGTGCTCGATGCCTTCCTGTTCTGCTGTTATACCGGATTGCGCTATTCTGACTTCTGCCAGCTCACACCTGAGAATTTCATTAGAGTAAACGGCAAACGGTGGCTGTACTTCAAATCCGTCAAGACAGGGGTGGAAATCCGTCTGCCGTTACATCTGCTGTTTGAAAGCAGGGCATTGGGCATTCTTGACCGTTATCCGGATATCGGAAGTTTTGCCGCTTTGCCTTGTAACTCGGAAGTGAATAAGCAGCTTCGAAAGCTGGCCGGGTTATGTGGTATCAAAAAGCGGATAACCTACCATGTGAGCCGTCATACCTGTGCCACCCTGCTGGTTCATCAGGGAGTTGCGATTACAACAGTCCAGAAGCTGCTCGGACATACTTCCGTAAAGACCACACAGATTTATTCGGAGGTACTTTCCAGCACCATTGTGCGTGACTTGAAAAATGTTCAAAGGAAAAGGAAAAAAGTAAAGATGTTTCCCGATAAAGGCTTAAGAACATCTGATTTTATAGACAACCGATAGATTCCATGAATCCTATTTGTTTTCTATTAATATTGTGACTCTTTAAATTCTTCGGATAATCGAAATATTGCTCCTGATTATTTTTTTCAATATGGATTGAATATGGAATAGTTTTCACTATCTTTGCAGTGTAACCAGGAGCTTGATGGCAATAAATATTGTCATCGGGCTCTTTTTTTATTGTCATATCGTGGCAATGGATTTAAGTAATTCTGCAACAATGACGCAAGTAAATAGACATATCTTTGAAGTAGTATTATAATCAGATAAACAATAGACAGAATGGAATTAAACGACTGGTTGGCTATAATCGGGGCTTTCGGAGGATTGGAGGCTGTCCGTTGGGGTGTCACGTTCTGGGTGAACCGCAAGACTAACGCACGGAAAGAGGATGCGTCCGCCGATTCAATGGAGGATGAGAACGAGCGCAAGCAGGTTGACTGGCTGGAAGAACGTATCGCCCAGCGTGACGCCAAGATTGATGCGTTATACGTTGAGCTTCGTAATGAACAGTCTGATAAGCTGGCATGGATTCATAAGTGCCACGAGCTGGAACTGCAATTGAAAGATGCCGAACATAACCGTTGTGACAGGCCCGACAGCGAATGCGGCCGTCGTATTCCACCACGCAGGGCTACATTAATTAAAGATAAGGAGGAAAAGAAATGAAGTTTTTTACGATTGCGGAACTCTGCAAGTCAACAACTGCTGACCGCTTGGGTATCAATAACAGATGCAGACAGGAGCATGTGACTGCTCTGACTGCCTTGGTGGACAACGTACTGGACCCGTTACGCACATGGTGGGGAAAGCCAATAACAGTAAACAGTGGCTATCGCTGTCCGGAACTTAATGCGGCCGTCAAGGGAAGTAAAGCCAGCCAGCACATGAAAGGGGAAGCTGCTGATATTGACACTGGGGACAGACAGCAAAACAAGTTGTTGTTTGAGTATATCCGAAAGAACCTGCCCTATGATCAATTGATTGACGAGTCTAACTTCGCTTGGGTGCACGTCAGTTATCGGGCTGACGGGGATAACAGGAAACAAGTTTTGAAACTCTAAAAACTGCAACTATGGAAAAAGGACCAGGATTTTTTGTGAAAGAAACTGATAACTTGCGTGCCAGACTCATTATCACGAGTGGAGCGGTTAAAAAATCTCGCCTTGAATGGGCATGGAGAATTGGAATTACTGTCGCTGTGGCCGCTTCAATCATCATGCAGATTTTATGATGTGGTTATATAATAAGGTTATGAACTGGGTAAGCCGGCATATATTACTGGCTCCCTTCATGTGTCTGTTCCTGCTGTTTGCCTGTGGCAGCTCGCATAAGGCTGTCAAATCCGACACAGAAGTAATCAGGAAGGACAGTGCCAGTGAAACGGTCAACATCGTACACGGATCAAGCACCTCTTTGAGCGAACTCATTACCACTAATGGTAACTATGTGATTAATTTTCGGATTTATGATACAAGAAAACCGTCTGACAGCCTGACCGGGAAACCTCCGTTATTGGCAGACGGTCATGTGGAAGGTGATTTCAGCAAGAATAAAAGGAAGGAAACTGCAATCAAAGACAGTACGGAAGTGAAAGCTGACAAGGAAACCACTTCCAATACCCGTGAAGAAAACCGGTCAGAAACCATAAAAGAGAAAAAAGAATCCACGCTGCCTGAACAAATCGGTTTTGCCTGTGTTTGTGTAACCGTTTTGATTGTCGTTATGCTGATAGTAAAGCATTGGCGCAATAGACAATCTTCATCATAAGACTTTAAATTTATAAATTGGACTGCCCCAGCTCGTGATGAGTCGGGGCTATTTTTGTTATCTTTGCCGGAACTAACATTAACTTATGTATTATGGCTGAAAAAAAAGAATCTTATTCCGAAGAGGAATTGAATGAAATGATCGTATGGTTCAACAACCATGCTGATGAACTTCCCAAAGAAATGCAAATTAACAAATCCGCTTTCACACCGGATTTGAAACTTACTGTTGAATCCTGTATCATGCAAGCCAAGCAATGTCTGGGCAACTATAAGATGGCCGGAGCTTTTAGATTACTTCAACAAATCAAAGCGAAGATTGAGGATAATAAATAAAATCTCATATTTTACTTTTTTTAGAATATCAAGCGGCCCAGTGACGGGTAACCGCTTAATATCTGCTTACTAAAAATCTCCTTGATAATTTTTTATAAGATCATTGGCTTCCTGTATATCATGAGGCGTGTAAATATCTGTCATCAATATACTGCTGTGACGAGCTTGGTCACGTACGCTTAACACATCATAATGTCGTAACATATTCGTTATACCTGTATCTTTTAAGGAATAAAACTTATATTGGGCGGAAAGCTTTAAATCTTTTCTGAGATGATGTGCCCACCAGTCCCGGAACATTTTTTCAGATCTTTTTGTTTTACCGGGACGAAACCCGTCAGAGAATAAATAATAATCACCGGGATTGTTGAAAATGTGCAGGTCCAACATGAGATGTATGACTTTTGATGGTAATGTAATAGTGCCATCTTTGCGATTTTTTGATATATTGTCTGATACGAATATTGTTTGCTTTTTCAAACTTATATCGTTTAATCTCAATCCTACCATTTCCGCCGGTCGGATAAAACAATAGTATAGAATATAGCTTGCCAGCAACATATAGGGGTTATGGTTCTTTAAGTAGTCGCTCACTTTTGCAAGTGTTTCCGGTGGCAGGATGTTGCGTAGCTTTTTTTTCCCTTTTCTTCCCAGACTACTGATCCCGGCTGTTGGATTCTGTGTTAAATAGTTATGGTTCAGACAGAAGGTGGAAAAAGACTTCAAAAAACCGAGATAGTTATCGCGCGTAAATGCAGTGTTATCCCTAGTTATATACACTTCGTCAAGCAGCATAACACAAAAATCCTTATCAAATTGGTAAATGTAGGTGATAGGGACCTTTTTCTCTTCATTGAAGATTTCCATATTACGAAGGTAGGAGCTATAAGATTTGATCGTTTCTTGTCGGTATCTCCCGTCCCTTTGCATTTTGGCGAGAAAAGTGCGGTATTTGTCTATTACATCTTTGAACAGTAGAAAGGCGTTGCCGCATTCTTGCTCAATCCAAGGATTCCATCCTGTTGCGAGTTTTTCTGATAGTCTGTTGATGCATCCTTTGGCGTATGCCCTTCTTTCCTTAACGGATTTGATGAAGTTCAGTTTGATCTTTTTCCGTTTCATCACTCCGTCAACAGGATTGAATGCGTAAAAGTCAATGTACCAATCTTTACCCGTATGTAATATAGGTGGTGTGTAACTCTTGATTTCTTGGATTTTGGACATTTTTTTTTATTTGTTTTTGCTAACAGCAGAAACAAATGGTTAATAATTCCCGTCCCGATTTCGTCCCGGCGGATTTGCTTAAAATGAGATAAGCCACTGACTTTCAGTGGCTTATCCTTTACAGTGTCGGAATGAGGCGACTCGAACGCCCGACCCCTACGTCCCGAACGTAGTGCGCTACCAACTGCGCTACATTCCGTTTCTGTTTTGCGAGTGCAAAGGTAAATCATTTTTTTGAAACCAAAAAGAATTTGGCAGAAAATTTGCAAAAAATTTGTAGATTCAAAAAATATGCCTACCTTTGCAACCGCAAACGAGAAACAATGGTGCCATAGCTCAGTTGGTAGAGCAAAGGACTGAAAATCCTTGTGTCCCCGGTTCGATTCCTGGTGGCACCACTTTTAGAGAAAGCAAAAAGAAGTAAACTCCTGATATTCAACGAATATCGGGAGTTTTTATTTTTACCCGCTACGCAAAAAACAGCAAATTTCAACCTACTTCGGTGGAGCAAAAGGTGGAGCAAATCAGGAGATAATACATCTCCACCTTTTGTCTTTGTTTGACTCTGTTTGTCAGCATGTTACATAACGAAACTCTCTCCACTTTTCCATAATTTTGTATCACTTAAAACAAGTAGAAAAATGATGGAAAGAAATTCATTTAGTGTTTTATTTTTCCTAAAGAAAACAAAACTATTGAAGAATGGTGAAGCCTCTGTGTGTATGCGGATTACGGTTAATAATGTTCGTTCTGAAACGAATATCCGTAAAAGTATTACCCCTTCCCTATGGAATCAGGCGAAAGAATGTTCTCGTGGTAAAGACCGCAAATCAAACGACCTAAACAAGTTTATCGAAGAAGCCCGAATTAAATTGTATAATATCCATGCTGATTTGAAGCAGGAAGGTTTGCCTATTTCGGCTACTATCCTTCGGGATAAGTTCTTTAGCTTGGAAAAGAAAGAAGAACCGAAAACACTTATAGCTACTTTTCAGGAGCATAACGACCAATGCAGACAATTAATAGGTAAAGACTTTGCCTTAATTACTGTACGCCGCTACGAAAGCTGCAAACGCTATTTGGCGGAACTCATTAAAATCAAATACGACAAAGATGATTTACCTCTTAAAGATATAAACGGAGAATTTATTCGTGCTTTTGACTTCTATCTGAAAACAGAAAAGGAATGTGCCCAAAATACGGTTATCCGCTACATGAAGTGCCTGAAAAAGATTACAAACCGTTCTCTTGCCAATGAATGGATAAGCAAAGACCCTTTTATAGGAATCAAGTTCCATGAAAAAGAAGTGAATAGGGAGTTTCTAACATGGGATGAACTGCAAACGATTATTAACAAAAAGTTTGAATTACCTCGTATAGATTTGGTTCGGGATATTTTCATTTTCTGTGCCTTTACTGGTCTCTCGTTCATAGATGTGAAGCAACTTACAGCGGAACATATTGTAAAAGACAGGGAGGGAAATTATTGGATTCGTAAGGCTCGGCAAAAAACAAAGAATATGTGTAATATCCCGCTGTTGGAAGTTCCTTTGGATATTATTGAAAAATATAAAGATTATCCGCTATGTGAAAAACGGAATGTATTATTACCTGTACCGTG